GGTGTCTTCGTTTCCGATGTTCCCGGTGATGACGCCGTTCCCGATCCCGGATTCGGTGACCACGCAGAAGGAGCACAAGTTGGTGATGCCACCGTCGATCGGGCCAAACGTGTTGTCGGAGATGCACACGCCGCTCACGCCGGCGGCCAGGTCGATATGCCCGTAGGTGTTGTTCGCGGCTTGCCCATTGGAGTGCAGCGCGTTGCCGACGATGGTGTTGCAGTCGCCGTTATAGACGGTGATGCCCTGGTAGGAGTTCCGGTCGATCCCGTTCCCGATGATCACCGACCGGGTCGCGCTCTCCGGGATGCAGATCCCCACCAGGTTCTGGTAAATGTCGTTATTGATCACATGCGTCGTAGTGCTGTTCAGCTCACTGCCGAACGCGGCCCAGTTCTGCGAGATGGTCGAGCCGAGGTTGATCCCGCCCCGGGCGTTCGACCCGACGATGTTGGACATGATCAGGTTGTCCGACCCGCAGACCGTGATCCCGTCCCCGGCACCGGAGTAGTTGAAGACGCCAAAGGTGATCTTGTTGCCGCGCCGGTTGTTGCCCAGGTAAACGTTGCTGCCGGGGTTGCTGCTGAAGAAACACCGCTCGACGTGGATCTGGGTTTCCTGGCCTTCGGCACCGTCCTGGATGTTGAAACCAATCCCGGAGGTGTTGTTGTTCTTGTTCCCGTCGATGCAGATGTCGGCGATCCGGCCGTAATTGGTGCCGTCTGGGATGACGAACAGGTCTTCGTTGCTGTCGGCAAGCCGGGCGATGATGCTCGCCGTGGTGATGGCATCGTCGCCGGGATAGGTTCCCGAGTAGACGCCCTGGATGATCTGCCCAGCATTCCAGGTGAGCTGCGTGGCGCGGAAGATCACACCGCCGGGGACGAACACCGCCGCGCCGTAGGTAGCCGCCGCGTTCATGCACGCCTGAATCGCCGCTGTCGAATCGCTCACGCCGTCCAGGAACGCGCCCCCGGCGAAACTCGTGTTCACGATACTGAACGCCGCACCGTAGGCGGTGACGCAGTCAACGATGCTGTTGATGTCGCCGGGCGGGTTGGGCTGGCCTACGCTCCGGGTCGGCGGCAAAGCGAACTGCGCAAGGCTCACACGTCTCCCCTCATGCGGCGGTGTACTTCAAGGGATCAGGCTGCCTAGCGGTTACGCAAGCTCAGGTTGTTCGAGGGGTTACGGCGTGTCAGCAAAATCCAGGTAGGTGCGGTAAAATCGCACTAAGAACCTAAGCGGCCCCGTGATGTCCGGTATGCGCTATCTGTTACGAAGACTTAGGTTATTGGATGGATTGCGCCTTTGGTAGGTCAACGACTGCCGGATGTTCGCTGACGCGACCCGCTGCCCGCCGATATTGACCGGGATGCGCAGGGCCAAGCCGATGATCCCCTCACCGCCGCCACCGCTGCCTCCGCTGTTCATGACACCCGCTGTCTGCCATGACGGCAGCACCGATGACCCTGTGGGCAGGCGCACTAGTTCCGGCCCCGCATCCCCGACGAGCGCGAAACCTCCCGGGGTGTAGTTGGTGCCCGTCTGGTAAACCGGATGGCCAGTTGGGGTGGGGAAGATGCCGCCCGCGCCTGCGGCTGTGGACGGGCTGCCGTTGGTCACATAGTTGGTGGTGATGTCAATGGGCGGCGGGGAGTGGATGCTGTTGAGTTGGTGGATCAGGCCCTGGATGTCGCCGTTCAACGTGTTGACCTGGCCCTGGGTCATTCCCAGCGACTTGGCGTAGGCATCGGCTGCGGCCTTGGCCTGCCCCGTGTTGTGATACACCTCGAACAGCGACTTGACCGTCTGCGCGAAACCCGAGACGACCTGGCTGTTGACATTGTGGGCTCTGTTCCACGCGCCGGCGAGGTCCGTGGCCGCACCGGTCAACCCGGAAGCTGCGAGGGTGGCCTGGTTCATCGCTCCGACGACGTCGGTGCCGATCGACGCGCCGAGTGCCTGGGCGACCTGATTCATGTCAGCCATCCCGGCCGTGGTCAGCCCGGTGATTTTGGCGAGGTTCGATGTGGAAGCCCCGGCGTCCTTCAGCTGCTTCTCGAGCTGGCCGAAACTGGTCACGTTCAAACCCTGCGCCTGCGCGAACCCGACCAGTTCCTCCTGCGCAGTCTTGCTGTCCTTCGCGAAGGGAATGAACTCGGACACAATGTCCTGCATGGCCTTCGTGAACTGCGGCCCGCTGATCGCGCCTTCGGCGCCGGCGGTGCGGAACCAGTCCGCGAGTTGCTCCGCGGAGCCGGACAGGGCGTTGTCGAAGTTCTCCCACACCTGCGACCCGGTGTCACCGAAGTTGGTCAGGCCATGCTGGATCTGGGACAGCGACAGGTTCATCCCGTTTTTGGCGTCTGAAAGCGTCCCGGTCGTGGTGGCTGTCGCCTGGCCAACGTTGAGGATGGACTGCGTCAGGGCACCAAGATCGGCGGTGCCTCCGGTGACACCGGAAACGAACCCGTCGATGGCCTGGTTCAGCTGGGACACTTTCGTCGCGGACAGTTCGGAGGCGATGCCCATCATGGTCACGTCGTGGCCGACGACACCGGCTTGCTGGCCCATCGCTTCCATGCCGGCCATGTAGTTCGCGACCTGGAGGCGGGCGTCGACGGCTGCGGCCCCGGTGCCGAGGATGCCTTTGGACAGGTTGACGCCCGCGGCCTGCGCAATGGCCAGCGCCCCGGTGAACGTCGTCCCATAGGTCAGCGCCAGCAGCGCCGCACCGTTGCGGGTGTTGTTCAGTGCCTGGTACAAGTAGTCCTGCTCGGTGCGGGCCGCGCTCACGTTCGCGGTCGCGGACTCCATAGCCGAGCTCATGCCCTGGTAACGGGACGCCACCTCGCCGGCAGGGTCGGCTTTGGCGACGTTGTTCCACTGCTCCTGCGCTTGCGACAGCTTCCCCGTCGCATCCGCGATATCGGCTACGGTCTTCGGGATGAGCTGCAGGTCGGAGGCTTCGCCGAGGGACTTGTTGATCGACGCCGCCCACGTGTCCAGCGCCGTCGAGGATTTCGTGGCCTCGTAGCCGAGCATGCCGAACCCGACGACCGCGGCCACCGCAAGCAGCGCTTCCAGCGGCGTGATCGCCGCCGCCAGTGCCTCGAACTCAGCAGCGGTCGTGGTCATCTCGGCCCCGGCCGCCATCATCTCGCCGCCCATCGCATCAGCGGCTGCGCCCGTGGAGTACATGGCGTCCTGCAGGACGGTGGTCTTCCCGGCCGCCAGAACCCCGTCCTCACCCATGGTGACTTCGGCGTCGCCGGCGTCCCGCATCGACGCGCCCCAGCTGGACGCCCACGACCCGGCGCGCATCGTCAGGTTGCCAAGACCGGAGTACACGTTCGCGAGGCTGCTGACCGCGATCCTCGCGAAGTTCTGTGAGACGATCTCGGCGTTGCTGAACAGGCGGTACCAGCCACCCATCGACTCGGTGGCGACCCCGGTCATCCGGCCGAGCATGGAGGAAACCAGACTGCCCCAGCGCGCGAACTCCTCGAACCCCATCGCCACCGTGATGATCTTGGCGGGCATTGACGACAGGATCTCGAGGAGCTTGCTCGCGCCGACGAAAACAGCCAGCAGCACCTCCGCCAACCCGGGCATGTCCGACGCCAGGTTCAGCACTGTATGCCCCAGGTTGCCGATCACCGCGCCGAGCTCCGCGAGGTCGGTCGCGCCTTTGGATACCAGGCCGGTGAGCTGCCCGCCAAGCGCCCCGGTCAGTTCCCCAGTGATTTTCGCGGCGAACTCGTCCAGGACGCCGACAACCTTGACACCCATGGACACGAAATTGCCCGAGTCGGCTCGCAGGATGTTGATCGCAGCGCCCAGCAGCTCATAGACGCCCGGGTCAGCCGCGTTCTGCGCCTGCTGCATGATCGACGTGAACCCGAGCATGTTGTCGATCGTCGTGCCGTAGATCGCGCCGACGGCCTGCTGAACGTCGTACATCGCCTTCAGGCGGTAGGCGACGAACCCGATAGCGTCACTCATCACCGTCGCTGCGGCCGCCGCAGCGACCATGGCCGGGATGAACACGGCCAGGAACTCGGCACCGCCGGCGATCACCCAGTGGATGACGGTGCCCCACCGGGCCCAGAACCCCGTCGCCTGGCTCGCCGCAGTGCTCTGGATCCCAGCCGACGCCGACATCTTCGCCGCGGCGATCAGGGCTTCGTTGCCGGTGTTCTGAATATTCTGGGCGGCGATCTCCTCCTCAATGGCCAGTTTGGAGACGCTGATTTCGGCGTCCGCCACGGACGCCGAGTACACCTTGATCCCGGCTGCGGCTTTCACCGCGTCGCCGCCGGACTCGTCAATAGCACCAGCCATGCCGTCGATGTACGCTTCGGCTTCTTTGGCTACACCAGCTGCCTCGGCCATCTTGAGCATCCAGTCGTCCATCGCGGGCACTGCTGCGACGGCAGCGGCGTCTGCGGTGAGGCCGGCCTGGGCGATGTTGTACTTGAGGGTGCTCATCGCGGTCGCGGCTTCCAGTGCCGAATCCCGCAGGTCGTTAATGCCTGATGCCGCGGTCCGCGCCCCGGCCGCCGCTTCGCCTTCTGCCCCGGTGAGCCGGTTGGCGGCGTCGGCGTTAGCGTTCGCCGCCGCAGCACCCGCAGTATTGGCCTCGGCCCCGTTCCTGACCGCGTCCGCTGCGGCGTCCTGCGCTGCGGCGGTCTCGGCCGCCGCAGCCGCCTCCCCGGTCATTTTGGCTTCAAGCATTTCGATGGAGGCGATGGCCTCCAGGTTCATGTTCCGGAACCGCTCAGCCGCGTCGATGGCCAGCTGCATCTGGGCAACGTACGGCCCGGTGTCGGCGGTGAACTCCTGGGACACATCGGGCAGGTCGGGCATGTCAGCCCCAGACCTTCACGTAGAAGGCTTCCATGCCCGACTTAGTCAGCGACCCGTTCGCAAAGCAGTCCTCAAGGGCAGGCTTCATGTACGGGCGAGCTGGGATGTCCACGCGCTTCAGGTACCAGGAGCCTCCCGAGTTCACCCAGTGCATGTACCGAGCGCGGCTAGGACGGTGCACGCCACCACGGTTCTGAGTGGCGGCGTAGATGACGTGCGGGCCGACCCAGGCGCTGGCCACGGTCCCGGATGACGCACCCGCGATGGTGGTGACCGACTGTGCGAGAGCACCGGTTCGCCACGCGGGTGGCTGACCTGGGGCGGCGGGCGTGCCGTACTGGCCTGGGGCGGCGAACGACCGGCGCAGGGTGACTTTCTGCAGGTGCTTCTGGTACGTCTGCCCGGTCGCCATCACCGCCGCTGGCGCCGCGTCCGCCGCGCGGGCCTGTATGGCCTTCAGAAGCGCCGGAAGTTCCTCAGGGGTGATGGCCACACGTTCACCGCCCTACGCTGCGTCCATGAAGGCTGAGGTCGCCCCGCGCGTGCTGGAAGGCCGCGTCCTTGCCGGCGGTGTGGCCATGGCCGTGGCCCGTTCACACGGCCTCGTGCGTGTCGGCTTGACCGTGATGGCCGGCCACCCGGCCGCAGGCCTCACCGAAGGGCAGTCGGCCACGGTGGAGTTCCCGGTGCCCGTCCCCGTCGCCGCGGGTGAGCAGGTGGCGATCATCCTGCGGTGGGCGTCAGGTTCCGAGGAATGCAGCGGCCCGGTGTGGATGCCGGCCAGCACGGTGCTGCGCCGCGCGCACATCCAGCGTTAGAACCCGCGGCGCTGCTTCGCTTTCCCTTCCCTCGCCGCCTGCTTCTGCTTCATCTCGAGCGCCCGGTGCTTCGCCGCGTCGATCTTCGGCATCCACTCCAGGTCATCCAGGTCCATGTCCTCTTCAACCTGCCTGCGGGTGAGGCCGTGGTTTTCCAGCCACCACCAGAACGTCATCTGCCTCGCCGGCATCCCCTCGGGCATGCCACC